AAGGCGGCACGGTATCCGAATAGCAGAAGGAGATCATGCATGAGCTTGAACGGGTGGGGTATGTATGCCGCGTATGCCGAGGAGCAGAGGATGCGATCAATGAGATCAATAAATTTGTGGAGAGGATTAGATAATGGATGAATTAACGAGAGTTTACGAGAAGTATAAATGTTTCGACCAAAAACTATCATCATGGGCAACAGACCAAGAGAGGCGGGTGCTGAACCGCCTCGCGGGTGAGATGTGGATCGCGATCAAAAAAGAGATTGAAATGGGAGACGATGGCAAATGAAGAAATTTTTACCATTAACCTACGAGCCGAAGATCGCCGGGGTCATCAACGGCACGATCCGACAGACGATCCGAAAAGGTTGGAAATACAAAGTCGGAGACCAGATCGCGTTTCACGGATGGGAAGGAAAGCCGTATCGCACGCCATGGAATTTCAGGACGGGGTATTATACGCTGAAAAAAGCGATCAATGTCATCATAGAAGAAGATGGTTTGTGGCAGGATTGTTGTTTTTATCAACCGTGGGAAAAATCTGATCTCATCGCCCGGCTCGACGGCATCGATCCCCCCACCGGTGAAGCGCTCCGGGATGTCCTGCTCTCAATGGGTTGTGTCGGAAAAGCCCAGATCCTGAGGTGGTGAATGATGGTAAACAACGGCTATGGATATTATGTTTGCGATTGGTGCGGGAAGACATTTACAACCAAACCATATGATTATGGTGGGTTCCGGGAATACTGCTCAAAACGGTGTTATCTCGCTATGGAAAAATACGAATCTGTTCGAGCTGTGAAAAAATGAACCGCCACCAATGCACCGATTGCCTGATACTCATCGATGATGCGGATCTCGTTGAAGGCAAATGCCCGGTATGCCTATCAGACAAATCGCTCAAACCGCTCTGTCCGGGTGATCATATATGCAGGTGCCCGGATAATACGAGTTACCAAGAGACGACGTGTCCTATATGCGGCGTGAGAACTTGCCCGTGCGGGTCGCACGCGGTAATAATTTTGAGCAGAATCACGGGATACATAAGCGAGGTGGAGGGCGGCTGGAACGCTGGGAAAAAACAAGAATTCAAAGATAGGAAGAGGTATGACATAAGTAGATAACCAATACCTTTTTATTCCAACTATGCATACATATATACATGGAATTAGAAGAGATGTATCTATCTGGAATGTCAACCCGCGAAATTGCAGAGAAGATCGGAAGAACGCACACTTGGGTAATCAGACACCTCAAAGAAAAGGGTATACCAAGAAGAGATAAACACGCGGCTTCCGAAAAGCAAAGACAGAAAGCATATAGAACATGTGTTGTTTGCGGCACCGTATTTTATAGCAGGTATAAGAAATTAACGTGTTCATCAGAGTGTCTTAAAAAATATAGAATAACAAAATATTCTAACGAGAATGCTGCAAACTGGAGGGGCGGGAAATCACAAACATATTATCAAAGAATTAGGAGGACTTTAAAGATGCAAGTTTGCGAAATGTGCGGAAAAACAGAGGGGCGGCTTGATACTCACCATAAAGACAGAGACCGGGGAAACAACAGCGCAACAAATATAATGGTTTTGTGTGTGAATTGTCACGCATACCTGCATTATATTGAGGATGATCGTGGGCTACGAGGATGGAAACCAAAAGAATAGATAACGAAATTTAAATTTATTTAAAAGGAGGTGATTATATATGTCATTGGAATTACGAGATTATCAGAAAGATTCAATTAATGCGTTCTGGGATTATGTTGCCAAAGGCGGCCGGTCGGGCATTATATGTGCCCCGACTGGCTCAGGGGAAGTCCCTCATCATCGCGGACATCTGCAAAACAATGATCGAATCGTGGAATAAAACGAGAGTGATCGTTGCCACGCACAAATATGAACTCATCAAACAAAACGAAGAGGAGTTTAAACGCTACTACTGGGGCGCACAGACGGGCATATACAGCGCCGGGTTCAATAGACGAGATAAAGATCCTCGGATCATATTTGCCGGAATACAGAGCATCTACAAACGCGCATATGAGTTCCCACGGATCGATCTCCTGATCGTAGACGAGGCACATCTGGTATCTCCGACAGATGGGACAATGTATTCTCGGTTCATTTCCGATCTCAGGACGGCGAATCCCAATATCGTGATCCTCGGGCTCAGCGCCACGCCGTACCGGCTCGATGACGGCCTACTCTACGAGGGAGACGGACGACTCTTTGAGTCGTTGATCTATGATATCGGGCTGAAACGGCTGATAGATGAAGGATACCTGTCGCCCGTCATATCAAAGAGCGGGGTGCGAAAGATCGATCTCACAGGAGTCAAAAAGACCGCCGGAGACTACAACAAAAAGGATCTCGAACTCGCAGCAGACAAAGCCGATCTGATCCGCGCAGCCGTTGATGAGATCGTTGAGTATGGAGCAGACAGAAAATCATGGCTCGTATTCGGTGCCGGTGTCGATCATGCGACTCATATCCGGGACGAGATCAGATCGCGGGGAATATCCGCCGAACTCGTCACGGGAGAGACGCCGAAAGGGGAGCGCCGGCAACGTATCGAGGATCACAAGAGCCAGAAGATCCGGTGTCTCGTAAACGTCGAAATCCTCACAACGGGCTACAACGCTGAATGCCTGGATCTCATCGCGCTCATGGTCGCAACCCAGAGCACCGCAAAATATGTTCAGGCTGTTGGTCGTGGTACCCGGATCTGTCCGGGGAAGGAGAATTGTTTGCTCCTTGACTACGGAGGAAACGTTGAACGACACGGATTCCTCGACGAGGTCAATCCGAGCAGAGGCACAAAAGGCAACGGTGTTGCACCTGTCAAGGAATGCCCCGAATGCCGGGCGCTCGTCCATGCCGCTGTGCGCACATGCCCCGAATGTGGATACCAGTTCCCCGAGCCGAAGCCAAGCCATACCGGAGACAGTTATAGCGGGGCGGTGCTGAGCGGACAGGAAGAGGAGGCGGTATGGACAGACGTTATCGAACCCGTAGATTACAAGCGTTGGGAAGGGAAACAAGGAAAGCCGGATACTGTCCGGTGCGATTTCTACACGGCAAAGAGGAGAGAGCCGTATAGTATGTGGCTGGCTCCAGAGCATGGTGGATATCCGAAACAAAAAGCAATGGAATATTTGCGCGCATGTGGCGGCAAAGCCGAAACGGTGGAGCATATACTCAAGGAAAGCTTCTATTATCAAGATCCTAAAGCGATCTTGGTGGCAAAAGACCCCAAAAATAAGCGTTATTGGAGGATATTGGCGTTCGATTTCCCGGATGAGAAACCATCGCGGCAGGTTGAGTTGTGAAAAGAGGGGTGGATCACTCCACCTCATACCACGCTGCCGGCTCCGCAGTCGTGTAACAGATACTCGGCGCATCACCCCGGGTCTCAATCAGACACCCGAGCGTACACCCCACACACCGGTATGATTTCCAGAGCCCGGTATCCGGCTCACGCAATTTGATCCCTCTGATCCTGTTCTCGTTGGGGGGCGTTCCGAGGAGCACCCGATCCAGCAATCCTTCAAGCATTTTATTTCACCTCTCTGATAACGAATTTTCTCAGTCTTGCACCATACTGGTACATTTGTTCCTTGCTCAATTCCATGCCCCGCATAGTGAGCGGGAGATCGGGTATGTCTATGCAATTGTATGATCGGCATACCGAAGCCAGGTGGAGCGGGAGGATGCCATAGACATCTTTACCCCGGACAATACCGGGATTCCGGACATGCTCCACCACAGGAGCATCTATACCTTGTTCCCGGAGCCAGTCGAGCGCCCCTGCGTGCCGGATGACGATCAGATCATTCTTCGTCATCCAGAACACACTCCGAGAGTTTACAGACGATCACCCTCACCGGGTATGAGCAATGCCCCTCCCATTCGCGGCTCATCCGGGCAACTCCATGATCGCACCCGTCGCATTCAGGACGGGGAGCAAGGATCTCTTCTCGTTTGACCCATTCGCGGGTCATGCCCCGTGCTTTTTTCTTCAGGTAATGTTTCCGTGCGTTGATACGCACGATCTCTTTCCATTTCTCCGGGTTGGCTTCGCGCCATCGCCGGTTGCTGTCAGCCTGGCTCATTCGTCATCTCCCCTCGTCCCATGCAGGTGCAACGATCCCGATCCTCTGGCTTTCCGAGCCGTATACGATCATTTCAAGATCCCGGATC